ATTGAATATAAAATATATAGGGATAAATACCGCAAGGAATGCGGGAATTGACGCTTGTGGAGATCACGCCAATAGGTGGGTTGACGAAGCAAGAATATCTGTTAAAAGATAATTTCGTAGAAGGAGGGTGGCCATGTTAAGTAAGGTTTTGTCTAAAGCGCATTTGGGTGGTATTGTTAAAGCGATTAAAGTTTCTAGCAAAGGGGCGTTCGAGGTGGTTGACGAAAACAAACTGCTGATGCTCTCCTATGCCGGTACAGAGAAGGATCTTTTTAAGGATGAGATTGGCATTATCGATCTTGGAACGTTTGTTAGTATTTTAAACGCTACGGATAATCCTACGATGAAGTATAACAGCAAAGACGGTGTTCTAAGTATCGATGATGGTAAGAAAAAGTTTAAGTATCTTACCGCCGACCCTTCGGTGGTGACCGCCGCCGAGTACAAAGCTTCTCCTGATGCACATGTTACTAAGGTGATTAAGAAGGTGCCGGCGGTTAGTGTTAATATTGCCGCTAATATTCCCGATTTATTAAAAGCGTGTAGCATACTTAAAGACGCTACGCAGATAATTATTTCTAAATCAGGTAAAAAGGCGATTATTGAGATCGGTGGAGAATATCAAAACTCGTATGAGGCCGCACTTGATGTGGAATTACCTTTTGATGAAAAGATCTTATTGTCTAAAAAGGAAACACAGGCCGTATTAACTATGTGCGAGGGCGATACGATCATGGAATTACGTCCTGGCGAGAATATTCCGGTGGTTATTCGTGAGAAGGACCTAACAGTTTATATTAACAAAATGTAGTTATGGCAATAGGTATTGAAAATAATCTTTGGACAGAAAAGTATCGTCCTACATCTTTACAAGATTTGGTGCTTGAGCCGGGTAGGGTGGAGAAGTTTCAGGAAATGCTTAGCGTTGGTGAGGTTCCCCATCTAATGTTGTTAGGCACGCCCGGATCTGGCAAGACTACTTTAGCTAAGATCTTGATTGCCGGGCTTGATTGTGATGTGTTGGTTTTAAATTCCTCAGCCGATAGGGGTATTGATATTGTTCGTGATCGGGTGAAGAGTTTTGTAACTTTACGCAGTAATAAGCGTTGGCGTATTGTTTTACTTGAGGAGGCGGATAATCTCACGACAGATGCACAACAAGCAATGCGTAATCTTATGGAAGAGTATTCTTCACGGGCAAGGTTTATCATGACTGGTAATTATAGGAATCGATTAATAGATCCGATAAAATCACGGTGCCAAGTGTTTGAGTTTTCCGCATTACCTCAAAAGGAATGTGCCAAGCGGTTGCGTTTTATTTTGGATGCGGAGAATATTAAATATGATGTGGATAGTGTGTTGACAGTAGTTTCTATGTATTATCCTGATATGCGTAAGATTATCAATGCGACACAATTATCGGTGGTGGCCGGAGAGTTGAAAGAGATAAGAGATGATATTTCGGAAAGAAATAATCTGCTCACTTTGATTAAGACTAAAAATATTGATGCAATCCGGTCGATGGCGTATAGGATAGATGCCGGGGATGCATACCTTTACATTTTTGATCATATGGATCAGATTGTGTCTGATCCTATTTCTCAAGTGCAGGCTAGGCTTTGGGTCGGTGAGTGGAATAAAACGCACACTTTTTCGGCAGACAAGGAAGTGCATTTTTGCGCTTTTTGTTTGGGTTTAATGAGTGGGGCCTATGGCCGATGATTTGTTTGCCGAATTAAAAAATTTATATACCAAGGAAACTCCGTTGCGATCACCGGAAGAGTATAACTCCACGATCTTTATGATCAACCGGTTTCTCAGTATGGATAATTCATTATTACCGGTCGCTGCGGAATTTTCTAAGTATATTTATTCTTTGAGTGGGCGTTGTTATCATTTGTGGTGGGGTTTTATTAAGCAAGGGCCACGCCCATACACGCCCTATATTAAAAAAGATAAGTTAATGGATGAGGATGCTGAGCGTGTTAAGCATTTGAAGAAGTATTTGAATTGCAACGGTGTGGATGCTTATGCTTCGTTACTGATTTTAAAAAAGCAAGGAATTGATGTTGATCGGTATTTCGGCATTGATGTTTCCGTGAAGAAGAAAGATAAAAAAATTAAAAAATGATAAAAGGCGATTTTGCTAAAACTGAGCTTTGTAAATCTTGCCCTTACTATTCCTGCAATCCGGTATCCCCGAAGAAAATAGAAAATGCGGATCTTATGGTCATTGGGGAAGCGCCTCAAGGATGGAAGAAGAGCCGGTGTCGGGTGCCGCCGGCAAATATGCCAGGCGAATAATTAAAGAAGTGTTTGGCGAGGGTAGCAAAATTGTTTATACGACAGCATGTTTATGCCGGCCCAATAGTCAAGATCTAAATGCTAAGGCGTTGTCTTTGTGTTCAAGTCAATTTCTGTTTAAGTTTATTGAGGAATGTAATCCTAAAGCTATTTTATGTCTAGGTAGCATTGCTAAGAAGATATTTTCAGAAGGTGTGGTTTCTGATGTGTCTGATGTTTTAAGTTCGTGGGGTGGGCGTATTTTAGGTACGGCTTCCCACCCCGCTGTTGTGTTGCGTAACCCTGCTATGGAAGCTGATTTTAGGCGTACTGTGCGTCAGATCTATAATACAGTAAACCCAAAGCATTTAAAAAAAGAGTTGTTTACGGTATATGATATTGGGGCTTTAGATAAAGCTATTAAGGATATATCTTCATGGGAAGGGTTTGTTGGTAGTGATATTGAAACGACCGGGCTGGATGTTTTAGCACCGGATTCGGCAGTAACTCATATTTCGTTCGGTCAAGGATCGCGTGCTTATTCTTTATATTTTTTAAAAGACCTAAATCCGGTTTTTAAGGTAAAGACGTGGCAATTTGTTAAGCAACAATATGCTAAGAAGAACGTAAGGCATGTATTTCATCATGGTGTTTTTGATACGCAGTATTTACGGTATCATGGTGTGGAGGTTGGGCCTTATGTTGATACGGAAGTGATGATGTTTTTATTAAATGAAAACCGTATTATTAATAATTTAAAAGATTTATCCGCAGAATATGTGGGTAATTATGAATATAGTATTGATAATAAAGATTTTATTAAATACGGTATGTACTCCGCCGAGGATTCGTTTATGGTGATAAATCTTTTTGAGCAATTGAATAAGTATATGACGCCGGCGTTGTGGCGCATTATGACTGATATTATTATTCCTTTTATTCGGTTAGTACAGGAAATGATGTTGACTGGTTTAAAAGTAAATAAAGAACAAGCACGTTCGGTGTCCAGGTCACTTAGAGAAGAGAAAACTAAACTATATGCTGCTTTTTTAGAGAAGTTTAAGATGTTTCGCGGTATTAATATTGCATCTAGTGATCAGCTTGTTAAGGTGTTGTTATCGCAGAATATTCCATTAGGGAAGAAAACTAAATCTAAAGAGTCTTATTCGGTGGATTATGAAGTAATGCAACAGTTGTCTGCGGGTGGTTATTCGTGGGCGGATTATATTATTAAAATGCGAGAGATTGACAAGTTGACGTCAACCTATGTTGATAAACTTCCTAAGACTGTTCAGGCAGATGGGCGTATTCATTGTGAGATTGATGTTCTTGGTACCTCTACGGGGCGCCCTTCTTGTTCTAAACCAAACCTTCTTAACATACCTCGCAATAAAGATATTTATAGAATGTTTATTGCCGATAAGGGGAAAGTGTATGTGTATGCCGATTGTAGTCAGCAGGAAGTGCGCACGATGGCGTCTTTGGCTAATGAGCAAGTTATGATTGATGCGTATCGTAATGATAAAGATCTCCATAGGATAACAGCATCGATGATTACAAATAAGGCTGTTATAGAAATTACAAAAGACGAACGTCAATTGGCCAAGGGTGTTATGTTTGGCCTTTTGTACGGCGCTACAGCCGAGGGTCTTAAATCTTATTTGTTTACTGAGTACGGTATTGATGTTTCTTTGGAAGAGGCCACACATTTTAGGAATACGTTTTTTAAGACATACCCAGCATTGCCGGCTTATTATAAAAAGTTGGAAGAAGAAGTACGCACTACTTATCAAGTGGTTTCTCCGTTGGGACGTATTCGCAGGTTTCCAAAAGTATATTATGATTTGAACATAGACACGAGATGGCGTAACGGAGGGTATGAGATACCGGTGGATATACGTAATCAGGCATATAACGCACCGAACCAAAGTGCAGCTTCGGATTGCGCAGTATTTATTATGTGCAATATGCAACGATTAATCCATAAGCGTAGATTACCGGCGAGGTTTGTGTTGACTGTTTATGATAGTTTTATGATTGAGGCTGAGAATAATAAAGATGTTATTTCAGAAATTATAGGAATAGCGGAAATGGCCGTGCATGATATTTTACCGGCAAGTCCTTTGTTTCAATGGCTTAAAGTGCCACTAAAGCTTGAGTATTGCGTCGGCCCATCGTGGGGCGATCTTGAGGAAATAAAAGTTTAGGAGACTTTTTATATTCATTTATCCTTTATTATTGAAGGGAAAAACAACAGGAGGTAGGCGTGGCTACAGATAAATTTGATGCGGATTTAAAGATTGAAGTCAGTTCCTTTACTTGGGATGGAAAATTAAGTGAGGTTGCTCAGATACATGATGATAATCTAAGAGCTGATATCACCCGGCAACCTGGTTTAGTGGCATGGTTTGGTGTTGTGCAGGTCGAGGCTGAGGATATAGCTGAGAAGTTAAGTAATGAGTATGATGGGTTGAAAGATGATATGTCACGTGCTAGGGCGGAGTTGGATTTGGAATTGAGGGCGCAGGAAGATCCCAAGATTAAACTGACAGAAAAGGCTATTGAGGCACAACTTATTACTAATCCCAAGATTAAAAAAATAAGTTTGGCTATGGCCGAAAAACGAGATCAGATCAGAGAGGCAAACAAAAAGGCGTCTATTTTATCGAAAATCGTTAAGGCGTTAGATCATAAAAAGGAAATGTTAATCGTTATAGAAAGAATTGACGGTAGAGAGGATTTTGCACACGGTAGGAGGGGATGATAAAAGGTTATAAAGTTCGTATTTATCCGAATAAGACGCAGATTGCACTTATAGAGCAAAACTTTGGTGCATGCCGTTGGCTTTATAATCGTGCATTGGCGTTAAAGCGGGATAGGTATGAACAATATAAAGATAATATTAGTATGTATGAGATATCAAAGATGTTGACTTTTTGGAAGAAAACAGAGGAATTAAATTGGCTAAAAATTCCTAGTTTGCCGGTATTACAGCAGTCTCTTTTACAGCTAGATAACGCATATAAAGGCTTTTTTAAAGGGAACGGATACCCTAAATTTAAAAGTAAGCATAATAAACAAAGCTTATCTGTTCCTACTAAGGTGTTTTTTAAAGACAATAAGATAAAATTTCCTAAGCTTGGTTTATTGAAGTATAAAGGCTCTAGCGCCCCGGAGGGGAAAATAAAGACATGCACAATAAGCCGAGTACCGAGCGGTAAATATTTTATGAGTATGAAAATAGATAATGGTAAAGAGTTACCTAAACTTAAACCTATATGTAATGCTATTGGTATCGACTTAGGCCTTAATAGTTTTATTGCACTATCCGATGGCCGTAAGGTCGATAATCCAAGACATTTTAAAATAGAGAAAAAGAGATTAATAAAGGCACAGAAACGCCTTTCACGGTGTGTTAAAGGAAGTAAGAATAGATTAAAACATAGGATACGGGTTGCAAAGATCCACGAGCAGGTTAATAACCGCCGAAGCGATTTTCTGCATAAGCTATCACATAGCTTGGTCAGTGAAAACCAAATTGATACCTTTATCCTCGAATCACTTAATGTTAAGGGCATGGTGCGTAATCACGCATTAGCGGGAAGTATTACAGACGCGAGTTGGGCAGAGTTTATTCGCATGATGAGCTATAAAGCGGCATGGGCGGGAAAGCGTGTGGTCTTTATTGACCGCTTTGCGCCGTCGAGTAAGCTATGCTCATATTGCGGATATAAGAATGAAACATTAACATTAGGTGAGAGGGCATGGGAATGCCCGCAATGTGGCGTAAAACTTGATAGAGATATAAACGCCGCATTGAATATAAAATATATAGGGATAAATACCGCAAGGAATGCGGGAATTGACGCTTGTGCAGATCACGCTAATAGGCGGGTCGATGAAGCAAGAATATCTGTTAAAAGATAATTTCGTGTTAATAGTGATTGCGAGGATTGACCAGAAGGAAGATCACGCTCATCCATCACTATGACCGTTAAACAAAAGGAGGACGTATGGCGTTGAATCTGAAAAAGACCGAAGAGGCGTATAACAGCAGCAGGGCTAACCGGCCATCAGCCGGCGGCGATCGGTGGAAACCGAAAGAAAACGAATCTAGTATTATTCGTCTTATTCCTCACACGATGGATTATTTTGATGGTGAGGTTGTGGACATTGGTTTTTTATACTTAGTGCATTACAACGTTGGGCCGGAAGGGGCACAGACTGTTGTTACCTGTCCTCGTACATATGACGTAGAAGGTGATCCCGAAAGAGGCATTGTTCCTGTGCGGCATCGTTGTCCTATTTGCGAGAAGGTTATGGAGTTACGTAAAGGGGATGAGCAGCAAAAGGCCAAGGCATCGGAGTTAGGAGCGCGGCGTCGTTACTTGATGAATATTTTGGATATGAATGCTGTGGACAAAGGCGTTCAGGCCTATGAATGTGGGGCCACAGTACGAGACGGCATTTTTGCGTATTGTAATCAGAAGTACGGTGATCCTATGGATATCACGGCAGGGCGTAATTTTACACTGACTTGCGTTGTGCCTAACGGTAATAAACGGAAAACTGATTATAAGATTATGCCAGATCTTACACAGACGTCTGTTAAGAAGCTTTTGCCACAGAATTGGAAAGAGCAGATCGCTAAGTTAAAAACTATGCTTCCTAAAGCATATTCATACGAACAGATCAAGGGCATTATGTTGGGGTCAGTTGAGCAGGAAAAGACAACGCGGGAAGTAAAAGAAGCAACAGGCGGGCAACAACCGGCGCCACAGCAGCATCAGCCTCCCGAACAACCACCTCAGCAACCGGAAAATCCCCCTGCGAATACCGGAGCGTCGCCTTGTTTTGGTGAGGAGTATTCCACGGTCGCCACATCTAAATGCCAGAGTTGCGCACAGAAAGTAGAATGTAAAGCTAAATATTTGGGTTAATTACTTTGGTTTTCGGCCGGAATGCCTTTAGGGGTATTCCGGCTTTGTTTTTAAGGAGGCGACATGGCAAAGAAAGAAAAAGATGCGGTAGATGTTTTAGAGGTTCTTGCTGGGGGCGGTTTTGAGGATTTTTCTATGGGTAAGCAAGAGCAGGTAAAAGATTGGGTAGATAGCGGCAATTACGCACTTAATCGTATTATTTCTGGGGATTATTTTAAAGGGTATCCTATGCGCAAGTTGATCGAGTTGTTCGGTGAACCAAGCGCCGGTAAGAGCGCATTGCTAAACACCGCCCAGGGTAATTTTCAACGCAAGTACGGTAAGATGGGGGTTATTATCCCTGATGATCCCGAGGACGGTTTTGTACCGGATTATGCGGCAATAATGGGTGTTGATCTTACTCGGTGGCCAAAAGAGAGCATTCAATCGGAGACTGTTGAGGATCATTTTCGTAATATATGGGAGGGCGCTGCGGCAGACAAAGACACAAAAAGGCCGAAGATAACGGGTAAGGTTCCGTTTTTATTTGAAAAAGTTCCTGATGCAAAGATCATGGTTACGCTTGATAGCGTGGCTATACTGTCTACAGATCATGAGCGTGCCACAGGCGTTGGTACGAATGATATGACCAAGGCTAAGGTGCTACGTGCTGGGGTGAGGCGTAATTGGCCATTAGTAACTAAGAACGATATAATTTACATGGTAGTAAATCATGTGATGTCGGAGATAAAACAATACGGCCCATCAGGACGCACGACAGGTGGCGGCCGGGCTATTCCGTTTATGTCCTCGGTTCGTATTGAACTTACGCATAAGAAGCAGTTAAAGTCCGGTGATACGATAATTGGTATTGAGACCGAAGCTTTTGTTAAAAAGAATAAAGTTAGTCGCCCTTTTGGTAGATGTGTAATTAAGATTATTTTTGATAAAGGTATTGATCGTATGAGTGGTGTGTTGCCCTTGTTGCTTTCTGATGGGATACTCGTTAAGAGCAGAAAACAAAACGCAGAGGGGTACAAGTCAAAAGACGGTAAGTGGTTTTCGGAAGATGATCTTAGTGCTATTACTGAGGAATTGTTTTTGTCGTTGTTCGATAAACGAGTAAGTTTAGAAAAAGAAAAGGAAGCTTCCTGTGACTAGGGTTTTGATAAAAAAAGAAAAAGATGATCCGATAGCTTTACGTGCTTCTGTTGGTGGTAATGAAAAAGATGGTTATTATTTGGTTTATCGTGGTAATCTCCAATTGGTAAAAAAGATGATTAAAAGAGTTCAGGAGGCTATTGATATTTATGAGAAATAATCAATAGTAGGCAGAAGATGAATGATAAATATTCTAATATAGGTGGGCCAGTGATCAGGACGATTGAAGAGTGCAGCGAGCTGATAAAAGAGTGTTGTAAGGCGGAGCGTTTTGGTTTGACGTCTTATCATCCCGAGGATGGGTTGCGGCGTACTAACAGACAACGGATACGAGATGAGATTAAAGATGTGCGCAGAGCACTTGATGAGTTGGAAAAGTATTTAGAATAAAGAAGGGGTTGTTTTATGAGAAATAGATGGATTGCGGTAGATTTCGACGGTGTTTTGAGTAGTTATTCGGGGTGGAAAGGTTTTGATGTTTTGGGTGAACCTAATGCTCATATGATCGAAGCAGTAAAAAAATTCAAACAGTTGGGGTTTAGTATTACGATATTTACGACTCGTCCGGCAACTCCCGTATTGATCGAGTGGTTAAAATATAATGGTGTTCCGTATGATAGTATTAATTCCAATGGCCATAATCCGCCCATGACGAGTATTAAGCCTATCTATCATCTTATTATTGATGATCGGGCTTTAAATTATCATGGTCAGGGTGTTGATGAGGTGGTGGCGGAAGCTAAGAAAATAATAGATAAGGAATTTTAAAACGAGGTTACTGTTGTGAATATGCCGATATATTATTTAGTAGGTGTTTCTGGCAGCTTGTTTCATGGTGGCATAAGTGTTGGAATAACTTCTTATTTTTTATTGAAAGAGGGTTTTATTCGCGTAGAGGATTATCGGGAAGATCCTAATGATGCATATTATATATCTGATAGGCATTATAATAGATCAGACTTTTGTTACGAGGTTACTCAGGAATGGAAGGATAGTTCTTTTTTAAACTTGGAAGATGCTAAACGTCATGCGCGTGTGTTATTAGAAAGACAGAGTGCGGATCTTGTTATTACTCTTTTTAAAAACATACAAGAATGTTTGGAAAAGATAGATTCTAGTAAATGCTATAAAGGGGAAGATGATGGAAAATAATAAAGAGTATAATTATCCAATTGAAGTGTTTGTGTGTAAATGTACCAAAGCCGATTCGTCGGGTTGCAGAAAAGAAATACATATTGAGCTTGTTAGCGTTTCTTTGGCATGCTCGACAGATTATGATGCTTTGCGTTCTAAGATCAAACCTCGTGATAGCCGTACTACTGTGGGTGACTATGTTGATCTGCCCGGTAAATGTTTAGCGGAGCAGATGGTGAAATATGAAAAACAATAAAGAGTATCGAGTTTATGATAAGTCTCAAATGTACATTGAGAACGGAGAGGCCAAGGAATGCTTTTGTGTTGGCCCAGAAAATTGTAATGATTTGCAGTGCGAATTGGTAAAAAAGTATAAAGAAAAATTAAAGGGGTAAGCTGTGAAAATACTTATTTGGTCTGATGCACATTGGCATGTATGGAATAAATTTGGTATTGATAATGAGGGTATGCCTAATCGTTTGCGTGAGCAGGTGTTGGTAGGGCAACAGATTATTGAGATTAAAAATAAGTATAAAATACGGTATGGTGTTTTTGGTGGTGATTGGACGCATAAGCGAGGAGAGACGCCGACTGAATCTTTATTTTTCTTGCGGGGGTTTTTAAAGACCATTTCTAGTGTTGTGCTGGATGGGATACCGCCGGAGTTTCGTAAGGCTGTGATTGATAGTTATTCTGATATTTTTTACATATTAGGTGCAGACGGAAATCATGATTATGTGCGTACGGCAGACACAAAAGAGTACCATAAGATAACGTCGATATTAAAAGACTATGCTAACTTTGTTACAGAGATACCCGGATTAAAAGTAAGAGCCATAGCTTACGATGAAAACCCAGATTGGGATACTGTTACTGGTTATGATATTGTAGTCATTCATAAAACACCTGCTTATGTTAATAAGTATGGCCATGCTTTTGAAGGTGTGCGTTGGGATTTTTTAGCGAAGAATAATCGTATTGTGCTGTTTGGGCATCACCATGATCCTATGCAGTTGGCGCCTAATTGTTTTGTTATAGGATCACCGATGCCTATGGATTTTAGCGAAACGGGCGAACACGGCGTTATGATCTTAGACACAGATACTTGGAAAGTAGAAAGAATAAAACTTAAATACCCAGAGTTTATTACGGTCGATAATAGTGATCAGGTGGTAGATACTTATAATTATTATCGTGTTCTCAATGCTAAGGGGGATTCCGGCACGGATAAGGTGATAGGCATACAGGCCGTTCCGGTGTTTGAGGAGAAAATATCCTCTCTTGGGCATAAAGATATTCTAATGGAATGGTTGGCTAAGGAACAAAAGCCTGCCGATTATTTTAATGTCATTGATAGCATATTTAATGGATCTCTTAGTGGCTATGTTGATGTTTACAAGGGTGTGCTATCTAAAGTAGAAGTTAAGGATTTTCTATCTTTGGGTTCTGTGCAGTACGAAGTTCGATCGGGTTTTATTTTTGTTGAAGGGCATAATGAAAATAATCCAGGTGAGAGCAATGGTTGTGGAAAGACTTCTGGGGTGGGAGAATGTATATATTGGGCACTTACCGGTGAGACCACAAAAGGTTTGACCGGGGATAGTGTTATCCGCGATACGCCGGAATTGCAAAAAGACGCACGGGTTCGATTGACGTTTACGTATGAGGGTAAGGAAATAATCATTGATCGATCTCGTTCTGAGAATTTAAAAGTTATTGTTGAGGGTGTAGATAAAGCCGCTGGATATAAATTGCCGGATCAGCAGCGGATTTTAGAAACTACGTTTGGTATAAATGAAGCTTTGTTTATGGCTTCGTGCTACTTTTCGCAAGAAAATTTACAAATGCTTACGGGTATGACTAATGGCGATCGTACTAATATGATTACAGATCTTCTTGGGTTTAATATCTATGATGATATGCAGGAAAAAATAAAAAAGGAAGTGCAGGTTTGTAACGAAGATCTTGCTAAGGTACAGACTGCTATCGTTTCATTACGGCAGGACATTGCGGTGAAAGAACAAAAAGCGGGGGGGTTGCGTGAATCTTTGGCTAATCATGCTACTACGGTTAAACATCATAATTTTATGATAGTGCAATGCAAGGATAAGATTGTTAAATTGCAAGAGCAGTTGGCCGTTGCGTTGGGTAGTAAGCCGGCTGAGTCTAATTTTGATGGCCAGTTGGCCGATTTGTATGCAGAGAAAAGTAAGATAGAACAGGAAGAGGTGTTGGCGCACAACCAAGTTTCGGAAAATTCTTCATTTCAAAAGAAAGAGCTTAGGCTGAAAAAATTGATTGCGGATAGTGTGGCAAACGAAACGGCTATCACACAACGTATTGAAGTTGAACGTATTAATATGCAAACGCATATTAATGAGGTAATAAAGATAGGAATGGCCATCATGACTGAGGAGAATAAGGCCGCTGAGTATCGTGCAGAAATATCTAAAGCCCAAGGTAAAGCGCAAGGTGTTATTTGCCCTGAGTGTGGCAATGAAGTTACCGGTGACAGTATTGCACATATAGTGGGGAAGTTTGAGGAGAAGGTCGCTAATGTACATGAGATAATAGGTAAATTATTGGCACAAAAGCAGCAGGCGGAGGCGGAAGGTTCATGTACCAATTCACGTTTAGACGAGGCTAATGTTCAATTGCATGAAGTTCGGGTAGAGAAAGCCGGTTTTGAGCAGGAATTGAGTAATATAAAAGCACTTAAAGATGATGAGTATTCTAAACTTCTTTTGTATAAGGATAAAATTAATGATGTGCAAAATCGTATAAATATTGTTATTCAAATTAAGTCTGCTTATAAGGTGAAGTTGTCTGAGCATAATATCATAATCGTTGATATAAATAATCAGATCGCTTCACAGCAACAAGGTATTAAGTTTGCGGAAGATATTCTTAGAGTACAGGGGACTTATGTTAATATAATGCAAGCGGATCTTGCGTCGGTAGAGGCTGAGATAAAAAATAAAAATCAAGATGCTGTTGCGTTGGGCGGCAAAGAAGAAGAGAGCACGGATAAAATAGGTAAGTTTGAGTTTTGGAAGGTAGCGTTCTCCGCTAAAGGCATTCGGTCTATGCTTCTCGGTACTTTTTGTAATCAGTTTAATCAGGTTGTTAGTGAGTATGCCGCTGTGGTTAGTCGCGGACGGACAACGGTGTTTTTATCCCCTCAAGGTGAAACGAAGAAGGGCGAGGCTCGTAACATGATTGATGTTTTGATAACTAATAACGGAAAGACTAGAACGCATCGGGCATTATCCGGTGGAGAAAAGCGCCGTGTTGATATGGCGTTATGTATTGCTTTGAATAAATGGGTAAGCAATAGGTATAACTTGAATAATGGAATTTTTGGTTTGATGATATTTGATGAGCTGTTTGCTTCATTGGATCGTACCACGGAAGAGACTGCTGCGGATTTGCTTATTGAAGAGGGTAAAGATAAGGCCGTATTTGTTGTAAGTCACACAGCAGAATTGGCGGCGTATGCTGATCGTATTTTAACTTTTAATAAAATAGGTGGAGTTACTGAATGCGAGGGTTAACCCCGGCTTTGTTTCTGTACCGTAGGTTAATTCGTGCCAGACGGCTATACATAAATGACGAGCCTTTGAAGAAAAGAATAATGCAGATAAGGTTTGATCAGGTTAAAGAAGAGTTTGTTTGCGATATTTTGACAAAAGAAGAGTGTGTTGGTCTGTTACGTTTGTACCCTTCTGTGCTAAATAGCTGTGTAAAAGACCGTGAAAACGGTTTCGATATGGATACACCATCATCTTCTTATTAAGGTATATATTTATCTATATGTACTGTACTTAAAATAAGTACACAACTACCTTGCTTTTTTTGTTATATCATGTTATATCTTAATTGAGGGGAAGATGGTGATCTGGTGTCGAGTGTCTGCTATGGTAAATGGGGAGGGTAGATATGCAATACACGTACGAATCGTCTAAATTGTATTGGTTAAAACTTATAGGTCAGGAATACCGTCCAAGCCCAATGGAATGCCCAAAGCCATTATTAGTTTTTTTGGCAGGTATATTTCCTAAATGGGCTTGGTATATTTTAGCTGCGGTGGCGTTGGTTTTAATTTGTGTGTGCTTATGTAAGATTGCGAAGTATTTTACAGGATCAATTGTTCCGGGGTTAGTTACTACTTTTTTATATTTCTTTGCAAATAATGTGTTCGGTGATCCTTTTTTGATTGTTTCTGTCCCATACACTTTATTTCCTCTTATGGCCGTTACTGCGTACATATATAAGAAGCACACTACTTGTGGTGTTTTGTTATTGTTCGCTGGTCTTTTGCGTCCCGAGTTTTGGTTATTATCTATGATGTTTGTGTTTAGCAAAGTACGCCAATTTAAACTTCGATATGCTATCCCTATGTTGGCTCCGGTGTTATGGATGCTTTTTGATTTACGTTTGAGTGGTGGTGCGGATATGATGTACTCCGGTCATTTGGCAGCTAAGTATTCTATAATGGCCGGTCTTTTTCCAATAGGGATTAATAGTTATGTTCATATTATGAGTTCTTACTTGTTTAAGTGGTATGGCGGTGTTGTCATAGTTGCCGGTCTCTTGGCTGGTATTGCTCATATTATTAGTGCAGTTGTGCATAAGTGCGTGGGTAAGAATATTGGAAATTATTATGATGTAAAAGCTGTTGGTGCTCTTTTGGCGTGTGCTTTCACTCCGGTTTTATTTTATGCGATTGGTGCGGTGGATTGCAGATTTTTTATTTACCCTAGATTTTTTGAGTTGGTTGCTTTGGTTCTGTATTTGTTATTGGCTATGGCTATTTTTAGGTTAAATAACAGAAAGATAGTTTTGGTTATTTACTTGTGTTTTCTTGCTACTGTTAATATGCAGAATATCGAAACGATCTATCAGGGAAGAATAGAAATGACGCAACGTATGCAGACATTACATCAATTGGAAACATACTTGGATAAATGCGATTTGTCTGCATATAGGATCATTACGGGAAGTTGCGTTGATTTGCTGTCGTTGCGTTATGGGCCGGAAGTGTCACGTAATACGGTAGAGATAAAAGAATTTTGCGGTAATATTGCAGGAGTGCGGTCTGGGGATGTGTTTGTGTGGATTGTCGGAGATACTAATTTATCGGGATTGGCGTTTGAGTTTTTGGATAAAGGGAAAACTCAAACTTTTATGGGTAAAACTTTTGAGCTTAAATATGTTGCGGGCACGGGTCATGGTTTTGTATATGAGGTCAAATAAGTTGGGAAGGGGGAGGTATGCTTAAAAAGATTGATGCTAAGGGCAGGCTTTTCGATGTGAGAGAGGTTCCTTTCTATGATGAATACAGATCTCGGAAGTTGTTGATACCGCATGCTTCGTTTCAAGTGATTGTAGATCGTTTGGAAAAGGATCTTGATGAGACTGAGGATGGTTTTTCAGTGGGCACACGATATCCTGATGGCAATATGGCGTGGTTGACACAGGGGCCGTTCCATGTGATATATGTGGCTATGGATAAAGATCCGGTTCAGGCGGGGTACCTCTTAGGATCGATAGTGATGGATGTAATAATACACCGGTCTGAGTTGTGGCTTTGCACAAAGACGAATGTGACAAAAAGGGAGTTTGAGACTAATTTTTATTTTCGTCCTGGAATTTAAGGAGGCTTATGAGGATTAATTGGCATCATCGAAGATGTAACACACACGGAGCCTTACTTCCGAATATGGTCAGATTTAATGCTACGTACATCGCAGTGTCTAAAAAAACGCATACGTGGTTAAATTGTGAGAGGGTTGCTATCTGTATGATTGAGGATCGTGTAGGTAAGTATAGTGCATTGGGGATAAAGCCGGCCGATGGGGATAGTGGAAGTTATGTTTTGTACCATACGCCTGAAAAAAGTTCGTCACAGGTGATTAAGATTTGTGCCGGAAGTTTTATTAAAAAGTATGGTTTGTATAAGCATAAGATGTCTGCGGTTTTTACTGGTAAGACGATAAAGGATGATACTGGCGTTGTTTACGTGTTTGGTTTGATGAAAGACGGAATGCCGGCGACTTTAGAAAAAGAAGAGGGGGAAGGCCATGAATAAAAATATTAAGCTTATGTGGGCTTTAGCAAGTTCGGATTTTAAGGTTAGGCTGCTTTTTACATTGGTTATTTTGTTTTGGGGGGTTGTTTCTTTTTGTCTTTGCAGATAAAGGGGAGGGTTTATGGCAGATTACCGTACAATTCCATGTTTTTTAGTTACGGCAGATAAAGTACCGGTATTAGTTTTTTTTGATGAGGTTGCAGCACAACAGTATGTGATAGATCAAAGCAAAGAGAAACCTCAAGTTGTTTTTGTTGTTGTTCCTTTGGCGCTAGTGGATAGAAGAAAATCTCGTCCGATTTTTGGTACTTGATTTTTTGACCCTGCCGGGCCTAGTTTGCTTGATGCTAGGTCATTGCCACTTCCCCAAGTGCCGGCAGGGTCTCTTTTTGTCTTGCCGATTTTTATTTTATGTGCCATAATGTTTTTGATGTATAAGTCTATGGGCATGTTTTAAATGCGTACTTTTTTATAAAGGTACGCTTTTGTTTTTTGGAGGTGGGCATGGAAGATAAAACTTCGGGCAATTCAGATATTTTCAAGTTAGATGCTATAGCACATATTCGATTAAATGAGTATTTAAAAGATATTGATATCGATGCAGAGTTTATTTTGATTGCACAGAAAAAAAGTAAATTATCCGCTAATATGCGACGTATGGTTGTTGTTGCATATGCTGACAGGTTGGGGGCTTTGAAAGATCCGAACATCATTAAAGGAGACAACGATGGAAAATGAAAAGCCGGTTGTTGAAGAGTTTTATGCGATTAATGAAGTTTACGCATTTGTTGTTAAGGTAGATGGCATTGAGCAGGTAATGTCTTGTGTGACTAAAGATAAAGTAAACATACCATTTATTACTGCTAACAAACATAATTTAACCACGTTTTACGCAATGGCGATGGAGATCAAGAAAAAATATAATATTGATTTTGATATAAAAGTTTTTAGTAATCCGCAGTACATCACTGATGTTTGCAATAAGATAGATAAGGCATGCACCGTGGAAATGCAAGCGGATTTAATAATTAAGCCCAAGAATGGTTAAAGAGAAGTTGTATTCCGCCGGTGATATAAGTGGTCTGCTTGAGGATATTGAAAAAGTAGTTAAGGATTATTCGTATAAATACACGGATTGGGAAACACGGTTCTTGGTGGATATAAAAAATAAAATAAGCAAAGAACGTATTGTTTTTAATCAAAAGCAGTTTGATTGTTTGCAGCGCATATACGGTAGGGTAGTCCGTATTGATGAGAATGTTGTATTGGAAACAGTGAACTATGGGGGTGGATATGAGGATGATTGGGATTGATCCGGGCAATTCAGGGGCGTTGGTTATTTTATCGGAAAAAGAAGATACTGTTTTTTTAGATATGCCGGTTATGGAAGTGAGCACAGGCAAGCTGCCGAACGTGGCAGAGATTATTCGTTTTATTGATGATAACTGTATTGGTGATAATGATGTGGTTTTTTTGGAAAAGCCGGCGAAGCGCCCGACGTTTATGGGTGGTAAAAAGGTGTCGAATGTGCAGGCTAATTATCTTGCTGGTTATTATGCCGCAATGTTTTGTGTTTTGTTTCGTTTGAAGGGAGTAAAGTATCAAGAAGTGACTGCTCAAGCGTGGCAGAAGGTTTTTTCGATATCTTCTAAGCAAGGTGATACTGGTGATCAATCGTATTTGATTGCGTCTAAATTATATCCGAAAGCTGAATTGACGGGTAAGCGTGGAGGCAAGAAAGACGGTCGTAGTGATGCGTTACTTATAGCAACTTTTGGGTCGAGGTTGCTAAAGAGGTAATATGGCAAAGACGCAGGCTGTTCAGCAGGCATATGATGATAAGATAGAGTTTTTAAATAAAAATAAGGATGTAGCATTAGTTGCGTTTCGTTTTGGTTATAAATGCGCAAGCGCTAAACTTTTAATCAATCGGGCGCGAAAACAACTAAAGTATTCTCCTAAGACTATAAGTTCTGACATTTTTAAATTTTTACAGCATGCCTATCTTAAGGTATATGGTGCTGTGTGAAGTATTTTAAAAAAACGGAGAGGTGCAAAGATACTAACATACAGACATTTTTTCCTTCGGGGGCAAAGGCGAAGGTCGGAAGGAAATGTAAAAAATGCGACACTGTTTTGTCTATGTATAATATAGATAAGCTTTGTGCGCTGTGCAGAACTAAACAGATGAAAACAGAGTGAAAAAGTTTTTTTTGCTTTTGGCTTTGGTCTTTTTGGTGGGGTCTGGCACTAATCAGCCTGCGGATCTTTGGAAAGGAATATTAGGGGAAACCTCTAACTATCAGGTGATGTTGCGGATTGCATGTTGCGTTCGTAATCGTTATACTCGTGGTATGAATCATGGGCTTAATGCGATGCAGCGGAAAAACCTGGATCATTTTGTTTTACAGCATTGTTCTGAGCAGGATAGGGTTAGGGCTAAAAAGGCGGTGCGTGCTGTTTTTGTAGATAACATTGAGGATATGACAAACGGATCGGATCATCTTGAATATACGGTAAAGTATGGAAATCCTTCATGGGTTGATGAGGTTGTAGTCGTTCATCGTTATAAGGGTTGGACTTTTTACAGGAGAAAACGCCGATGATTGAAAATATCAAAATTTTGGGCAACAGGTTGCTTGTTTTGCCGGATGAGGTAATTACTAAGGTAGGGTCGATTTACTTAGCGGAAAAGGCCGTTAAACGCCCATATCGGGGTACTGTGGTGGCAGTAGGCCCTGGGCGTTACTATTCCAAGACTGATAGCCTGGTGCCGGTAAGTGCTCAAGTGGGGGATAGGGTAATTTATACGAAGGGTGAGCATCAAGTAATAGAATATCAAGGTAAACCCCATGTAGTTCTTAGTAATGGCAATGTCATAGCCAGATCAATGCCTGCTTATGAGGATATTAATAAAGTTTTTAGAGGTACGCCTTTTATTACGGTAGCCGGTCAGTATGTGTTTGGTTGGCAAGCGGTACGAGATGTGGTATTTATTTGGCCGGACGTTTCTGATGATAAGGCTGGATCTTTCGAGTTACCTGAGATGTGGCGAAAGCAAAAAGAGTATGGGACTGTTTTATCTGCCGGAAGTGGATACCATAATAAATATAATAAATTCATACCGTCTTATATAAAGGCAGGGGATCGTGTGGCGTATGATGTAGGTACTCCTTGGGAGGATGAATTTATTGATGCGCAAGGAGATTATCGTGTTGTGCGTATGATGGGCTACCAAGATATTCATGGAGTGATTGATGCCGCGCTTTGATACAGAAAAGTTTCAGCGGGAAGAGAAGGTAAGGATATCTGCATTAAGAAATCGTGGTGATGTTAATGCTATTGTGAGAGATACCGGTTTGCCTTTACCATATGTGATTAAAGTTGTGGATAAATGGAAGAAGCGCCGGAAGTATAGCGCTGTGGATTTTTTGATCGCTGAGACTATGGCAATGCATATTTTGGAAGGGTACGAGCAGCGGACACGTTATTTAGTTGATTGTATGCGAGCGCTTGAGCATAGGGAACAGGCATTGATCTCTTTATGTTGCCAAAGCCCTGTTGTATTAGTAGAAAATACTACCGATCGTTTTAGATGTTTGAAATGCAATAAAGAAGCCAGTACGCAATTAGTGGATAAGGATTTTGTTTATAAGATGAAATTAAAGATCGTGGATAGTATGCGTGCCGAGGATAAGGCTTTAGCGACATCAGCAAAGCAACTTGGGTTTACTGCTCAAGAAGTACCGATTGTTTTACAGCAATTTTTTAATGGCATGCGACTACCAAAGCAAGCCGGCAGTCAACCACAGACTGTACCTCAAGCAACAAATGCGGCATCTTCGGTGGATATGCAAAATGTTATTGATGTGGATTTACAGAAGCAGCTTGTTACTATGGCACCCCACGAACGGGAGAAAATGATACGGGATCTTGAAAGTCGTATTTGTGAAGAAGGAGGAACGCATGAGCAAGGTAACAATAAAAGAAGCGATGAAACAGTTGGCGGCGAACCGGATAGCATTGAAGAACCTGATGCGGGATCTACAGGGCCGAAAAATAGTTAAAGATCCGAAGATTTTAGAAAAGTGGTCGTTGCTAGAAATGGCTAATGCTGTAGCGATTGAGGTTATGGATAATGCTGTTCTTTTGGCCGATGCGGTGTTGGCTGATAATAAAGAAGAAAGCCGGCGTTTATCTAATGTGATAAAGGAGGCGAACCTATGATTTATATTGATTTATTAAATTATGATGAATGTACTGAGCCACGGCGTGCCCCATTGATTGTTTATTGCAAAGACGGCAGGGAATATAAGGCCGATGCCTTTGAAGTGAAAGATGGGATTGTTTATTTATATAGGGATCTTATGGAATGCCAAAATAAGATTGAAAAGATTTTACGTTTTAGAAGAAAATTTGTTTCTGTGTTTGTCTGCGCTTTGACATTAACTGATATTAAATTTATAACTTTGACTGATGGACAATCACAATCACAGCCCCAACAACCGAAAAAAAGTTAAATATTGCATAGATAAGTTATATGCACTTAACTATAAGGAGAAGCCTGTATCTATTCGGGAGTTTATCGAAAGCTCAGAATATATCGGGGTGTCTACCGGAAACGGTAAGGGTATCTATCCTGTTTGGATAAAAGCACTCGAACGGATATTCAAAGACGATAGTAAAATGTTTGTTGTGCTTACCGGTGCCATAGGTATCGGTAAGAGCTTTATAGCTGTTATAGCATTATTGTATGTTACTTATCGAATAGAGAATTGTATTGATCCTTGGGGATTTTTTAAGAAAGCCCCTGTGGGAAAATTAAAGATCGTGTTTTTTAATCTTACCAAGACGTTAGCCACCTCAAAAGGATATGGAACTGCCCAGGCTATCATGCTTAAATCCCCATGGTTTTTAAAACATGGGCGTGTTCGTGGTGACAAGGATAGATATGTAGAATTACAGAGTGTGGATTTTGTTTTAGCTTCGCCTAATTCTAAAGGATTTGGTACGCTTGGTGAGGGGATCATCGGTGGTGTCATGGATGAGGTTGATAGCCCCGGTGAAAGTATGAATAATAAAATACGTATTTTAAAAGCGTATGAGTCTACTGTTATTCGTTTTGAATCTCGTTTTATTATTGATGGCATATCTTTAGGTAGATTTTTTCTTGTGGCTTCAAAGCAGGATGAACTTTCTTTTATTAACACTTATATTGAAACACATAAGGAAAGCAAACGTCAATTGGTGTTTGATATACCGGTATATGCCACAAAAGGGGCTAATGAATATTGCGGAAAGAAGTTTCGTGTTTGTTTGGGTGATAAATTTGTAAAGCCATATATTATAAAATCTGATGAGCAGCTTAGAGAAGCTGTGGCCAAGTATAAAATAGAAGAAGTTCCGATAGAATATATTGAATCCTTTAAAATGGATATTATTGGTGCCTTGCGTGATATATCAGGCATTTCAGTGTCCCAAAGGACGAAACGCCCTTGGTTGGCTTCGGATAGTTTTTTAGCACGATGTTGGTCGTCAGATCCTAATCCTTTTACTATGGAGACATTAGAAGCTGGATTGTTTGATGAATTTAACAGGGAACAGAGATTAGAGCCGAGGATTAAATTAATAGATTACTTTAAACCGGAGTTGATAACTTTACCTAAAGATTTGCCTTGGTATGTGCATGGCGACTTTGCTAAAACAAATGATGCTTTTGGTTTGGCTATGAGTGCGGTTACAGACTATACACATATTGATATTCAAAGGCCGGATGGTACGTTTGAAAAGAAAAAAATGCCGATAATAACCACGGCGTTTGTTATTAGAGTAAAAGCTCTTATTGAGGATGAGATCCCACAATTTATGATACGGGAATTTGTATTAGGATTACGTAGATTGGGTTTTAATATTCGTAGGTATACAAGCGATTTGGATCTCGCATCAACGGATACGCGGCAGTTGCTTTTAATGTCCGGTATTGATACTGATTACTTATCTGTAGATCGTGATCGTAAATGGTATGATGTGTTTCGGCAAATGCTTACAGAGGGGCGGTGGCGTTGTCCGTATCATGCATATTTGGATTTTGAATTTAAAAATTTGGAAGTAGACCCTGATACTTTAAAAGCGGATCACCCGGACACGGTAGATCAGATTGTTATACTTAATGATGGTGATGTCTCCAAAGCTGTAATTGCCGGCAGTAAGGATGCGGCAGATGGTGTTGTGGGGTCTGTAACATCGGTATTGAAAGCATTGGAAAAAGACAATCCGGTGGATACGGATATGATGAAAGAGTTGATGCGTAGAACACAATCGCACTCTTTTGATAACCCAGACAATATAATACAATCGCTTACCGGCGTTAGTGTGGGTAAAATACAAAAAGCACAGAATCAGAAAGCTATACAAAAGTATCGTGACTTATTACGACGTACAAGGTAAAATAAATTGTGGGGCATCCCAATGATAAGTCGGGTCTTGTTTAACCGGGAAACCGGTAAAAAGACCGAGAACTAATTAATGAGGCCTTCGGGCTTAGGGCTGCCCCACTGTTTTAAAAAGGAGGTGGGCATGGCCGTTATTCTTCGTGAGGTTAATTCTTCCAATATTAAAGCCATAGGCTACGATGCCGGTTCTGGTGATTTGTATGTTCAGTTCTCTTCGGGGTCTATGTATCGGTATCGATCTGTTCCGTCTCAGAAGCATTTGGATTTAATAAATGCACCAAGCATCGGATCGTTTTTTTCTGATCATATAAAAACTTCTTATCCTTTTGTTAAATTATCTCAGCCTGACGTTGTAGAAGATATGCCAAAAGAAGAACCCAAAGAGGAAGTAAAGGATGAATTAAAATCTTCCGCCCCGGACGGCGCATTGTCTTTTGATGCCGGATCGGAAATTGTTTCTACTAAGTATGCGGTGCGTGTGGTGGGTAGTCATGGCGCTACTAATGAGATAATTATTACTGCTAAACCCACGGTAAGTGTGGAAATAGCGGCGTTGTTAAAAGTTTTGGGCATTACTCATAAGTTAGATATAACTAAATAATCGTGGCCGACATAAGCTACGAACCTACAGCGCTGTCTATCATATCTGCGTATTCCTCTGTGTCGGATGTGGATATTGTAAAAAAGTATAAAGAGACCAAAGATTCTTTATATTATATGGTCATGCTTACTCGTTACGAGTGGCTATTGGTAGATCTTGTTGGTAGTTGGAGGGCTATCGTACGGGATGTGATTTTTACCAATGATGATGATTTTCAAGACATGATGCAGATCGCATACTTTGCCATGTTTAAGTGTTTCGATAACATGAAAGATCCCGATAAGGTACGTAGTATGTCTTTTTGGTTGCGTGGTTATGTTTTTAGGGAATTAAATACTAAATATAAATATAGAAAGCGCGAATACCCTACAGACGAAACACCAGAAATACCTGTGCAAGCTGAACAGGGAAAAGATTTTATTGATATTCAAGGTATATATAAAAAGCTGAAAGGTAATGATGCGAAATTATTTAAGATGATGTATATTGATTTGCTGTCCAATGCCGAGATAGAGAAGATAGCATTTTCCCAGTATCAGGGAAAACGTAGAAATTTTATGGCATGGCGGGCGCGTGAGTTCATGTATAAGCAAGTACGTAGGATATTGCACATCACTAAAGCGGATATGGTTTGTTTATCTGGGAAATTAAAGAATAAAGGTGTGCAGTGGGGGTGTTGAATTTTTTGTTGCTTTTTATTTAGAAGTATGGTATGTTTTTCTTGTGCTTGTGGAAGGGCAGTTCTAGTGGCATTGTGTGTGTAAAGGCGGAGGTGGGAATGGGCAAGGGCAATCGATCCAAAGAGGTTCAGTTAGAGTTTGATTTTGTAAAAGAACTTCGTCGTAAATCTTCTCAGAAAAAATCTAAGGTACGAAATGCTAAACGGTAAGAAGTATTTAGTGAAGGTGCTGCTTTGTTCTGGTAGTAGTTTTGTAGATAAGAAAGGTTTGAAGTGGTCACAGGCGTTTGCGCAAAAAGATCATCTTTTGTTTTTGAAAAAGATTCAATTTAATAAGGATATTAGGGCGGTTGAGATAATAGAGGAAGGTTTTAAATCGGGGAGGATTTATGGCCAAAGAGGTAAAGTTAGTTCAACGTGTGCGTAGATTAATGCGGATGCAGAAAAGACGGGCAGACCAATATGTGATAATTGCTGACTATTGGCGCAGTCTTGCTATGGGAGTAAAAAAATGATAAAGAAATTTTTATTATGGTTGGTTGTGTGTGTTATTAGTTTAGCATATAGTTTGTGGGTTGTTACACCACTCGTGCGCTTGGCTAAGATAACAGTTAGCCACACACCAATGTATTGGCAATTGATATGCTTGCTTGCTTTTGCCGCATTACATATTGTTGCTACAGGATTGTCTGTTTTTGATGGGAAGCCTAATGCTGTTCAGGTGGCATCTGGTGTGTTTTTTTATGTCGGTTTATGTTCTATGGATATGGTTTTGTGGGGCATAATAGGGTTAGTTATTGTTGCTGCTACTTGTGGCGGAAGAGTGCCTGCCCACTACTTACTTATGATGATTGTGTTTAATTGCACTGGTTGGAGTTGGTTCGGTGGTAGTCGTTCGGTGGATCAGCCTGCACGCATACAAGAAAATTTTACGTATAAAGAAAACAACTTTTTGTTTATGCTAAAGCAGGTGGCTAATCTTGTTTTGCCTAAGATAGATATTAATTCGTGGGGTAAGACATTTACGCAGAACACAAGAGTGGAGTTCAGTTCCGGCCCTGTGATGAATATAAAAGCCGGCACTGATTTTAAAGTGACGGAGATCAATAAGGGGTCTTATGGATCTTCGTATAAGATTGATTCGTCAAAGCCTGTGTCTTTTGGTGTTGGTGTTGCTCAAGTAAAATTTAAAACAGCGACACTAGAGGTGTCGAATAATTATCAGACCAAGATCACAGGTGGGGACTTTATAGGTAATAAATGGTTGATGAAGTACATTTACGGTAACACATTTGATTTGCGATTTTGACATGGTATTATTAGTCAGGTTCTCTAATAATTACGTCGTGGGTCGAGAGTAAAAATACATTTTATAGGAGATGCCGGCGGGCGCCGGCATCCTCACGGCGGTATTTGTTTTATGAAAAAATTAACGCACATAGATTTATTTTCCGGTATTGGTGGCTTTGCATTAGCTGTGGATACGGTATGGCTAAACGTAGAACACATTTTTTGTGACAACAATGGTTTTTGCCAACAAGTGATAAAAAGGCATTGGCCTGGTAGTTACATTTATGGCGATATTAGGGAGTTTACGGCAAGTGCGGAAAGTACACGTTTAGGAGGCATTTATGAAACAAAAACAAACAGCGAATCCACACGGCAAGAAGTGTTCCTTCTTACTGGGGGGTTCCCTTGCCAACCATTCAGTCAAGCAGGAAAACGTGAAAGTAAAGAGGACGACCGCTACTTATGGCCGGAAATGTTTAGGGTTATACGAGAGTTCCGCCCGACATGGATTATCGCTGAAAATGTTGGTGGCTTACTTACTATTGAGCAAGGAATGGTTTTCGAGCAAGTGTGCGTTGACTTGGAAACCGAAGGTTATGAAGTCCAACCGCTTATTATTCCAGCTTGCGCCGTCAATGCCCCCCACAGAAGAGATAGGATTTGGTTTATTGCTCATACCCACAAGTCTGACGGATATGCTTCCAACGCCGAAAGCAAACGATGCGATGAAGAGAGGAAATATACAAGCAGACCCGAGAAACGGAGTTCCGGGCATAATAAGCAACATGTTACTAACTCCAACAACAGGGGGCAGAAGATCCAAGAACAGCAAGCAGCAGGGGATCAACAATGTGATCGAGAGACTCCTTCCAACACCGAGAGGTCAGGACAGCTACGAAAGAAGGAATATGAAAACAATGCGAAGAATAGCAACGGAGGGCGGGGATATGACTCTGCCAACAAAGTTAGCGACAACACTATTACCAACGCCGCAGGTGCAATGTGCCACAGGCGGGGCAAGATTGCCAAAGGAAGGATCGGAGACCGGGTTTTATCGAGTAAGCAAAGTGGGAAAGAAGCACGGTGCTCAACTTCACGATGTGGTGATGTTATTGTCGGAAAAGAACAAGTTGATAGAGACCCCGACATCATCGAGTTACAAAGGGGCGGGAAGCAACGACACGGTACGGAACAGGTTGGATTATACGGTGGAAAAGACTACGGATGGGATGAGGACTGGGTTAAAGTTGCATCCGCACTTTGCTCTGTGGATGATGGGATATCCGATAAGTTGGTTAGACTTTCCGATGGAAGAAAAATCAGTTACGGCAAGTGGCGAACGGAAGCTTTGATGGCCGCGGGTAACGCAATAGTCCCCGCTGTGGCGATCGAGATAATGAAAGCTATAAAAGCAGTAGAGGAGCGTAGATGAACAGAGGAGAGCTTAGGCCGAGCGAATCACATCCAATGGCACAGCATGCTTTGGATTATATACGAGGATTAGGTTTGGATAAGCTGAGTAAGTATATGGAAGCTTTCTCGTCTTGTGCGATTGAGGGCAATCGTTTGGGGGAGGTGTGTTCGGAGACATTGAATAGGATCATGACCGGTAAGCCGGTCAGTGATAGGTATGTTATGGGTTTAGCGTTTGCGTTAATGCGTTTTGAAGGGATGTTTGAGGAGTGATGATGGGTAGGCGTAGAAATATAGAACAAAAAGAAGAACGAGATCTTAATGAAAAGATAGACACACTTGCTGTCGTTTTGAAAATGAAATCGGGTAAAATATATCAAGTGGCGTTAGATAAAAATAAAATTGATAAGGTTAGGTATTTTTTATCGTTGTTGTTTGATGATGGCGTGGTGCGTGTTTTAGATAATGAGTTATCTGGTTTAAAGTTACTGGATAAGAAAAAATGATTATTAAACTTGGCTGTGGTGTTAAAACCTGATGTAGAGGTTCGAGTCCTTAGTGTGTCGATGGGCGTAGTGATCCTAGGTAAGTCCTATGCTTTTAGGCACAGAGTATATGGCTATGCGCATTGCGAAGGGTTTAGGTTCTTCGCCGGCCAAGTCGCGTTTTTATAAGGAGAGGTTTATGGATGTTATGGATACGCAAGTGTTAGAGCACGATAGTGAGTTTCAAGATCGTTTGGGCGCAGGCACATGTCCTATATGTGGATTGGTGCTAAATAAGGAATGTGAAGTAGTTCCCGGCCCACAGAAGGGTAAGTATGTGCGAGTTTGTAAGGATAGGCATTTATTTAAGAAAAAATAGAGGGCGTGAAGCGATCTTATCAATTGCTGGAAATCGCAGTGCACATTGAAGGGGCCATGGCGTCGGTGGCGTGCGCTAATCAAACACCCAGGGCGGTAAGACGAAATGCGTTTGATAAACGCAGAGTAGTCTTATAGCCTGTATTTGTAGAGGGTTGGCGTAATGAATACGCCCCAAGGTTTATCAAATTTTGGGCAGAAGAGCAAACGGTGCTGCTTAAACCGTAGAAGGTAAAAATCCTTCCCCTCTGCATGTTTTTATTGCTCTTAGCTCACGGTCTGGGTGGGGGCTTGTTTTTAATCGGGCAGTGTGACGAAAGTTTCCTGAAACGGGAATATCCGCGTTGCGGAGACACAGAGTGACGATCGGCACTGCTCAGTTTGTTCTATTAAAATTTAGGGCAATGTGGCGGAAAAAGACGCTATTGTTGTTAAGAAACTCCCGATAACGCTAAGCTCTGTGAATTGGCAAGCAGGGAACGACTGCGTAGCGGCTAACTGAAACAGGTACATACGCCGTTTAGGAGAATGACAGCCAATTTAAATGTCAATTACTAGCGGTAACGTATAGTATCTTAAAATGAGTTTCATGTGGGTATGTAATCCCACCATTGTCCTAATTTTGTTCTATTAAAATTTAAGGTGTAAGTTCACGAACCGAACCGAAGGTATCCATGAGAGGGCAGAGGTAGTGGAGAGGATAGGGGATTAAGTGAGAGGCGCAGAAGTAGGGACTGCCTCGTTCTGCGTGGGTAGCTTTTGGTATGACCGTGCGAAGTCCTGCATGGCTAACGTCCTCAACAGTTGCGTGAACAAGGCGCTTTATAAGAAACACTGCGTAGTGTAACGGCTTTTACCGGTAGCCGGGGAATGTGTGGATCAAGTCAAGCATGTGGTACCGGCATGCGCGACAGCACACCTTGCCGCAGAGAACGACCCATTTGTTCCGCAACATGGAAAGTATGCGGATTGAATTTGAGGTATTAAGGTTGAAATATACCGGACACTGTGAACCATGTACTCAAAGCATATGGTGTTTTTATTATTGGTGTGGTGGTGGAATAGGTAGACACATAATCGGCGCACGATATTGTTGATTGGGAAAACAAAAGTCATAGCGTAACGAAAACCAATCATGCGAGGTGACTATACGAGTAATATTGGCTTTAGGGGTAATATCCTTAGTACAATTTAACCCTCGTCAAATCCTCGCCCACATCACGTTTTATTGGTAATTTAAAATGAGGAGGATAGTATGAAAAAGGGTGCGTTAGTTTTAGTTGGTGTGCTGTGCGCGTTGTTTGTTCTGCTTGTTATTGTAGGTATGGGAATATCTTATAATAACAGGTATGTGCAGTTGAATAATCTTGCGTCTGCGCAGGAAAAGGCCAATGAGATTATTTTTGATAGTGTGTGGAAAATAATATCTCAGAAAGCACAGATAGCAGATAAGTATAAAGATTCGTTTAATAAGATCTATGCTGATCTTATGGCCGGTCGTTATGGTAATGATAATGGGCAATTGATGAAGTGGGTTCAGGAAAGTAATCCGCAGTTTGATTCGTCTGTGTTTAAATCTATCATGGATACCGTGCAGGGTAAGCGTGAGGAGTTCGCTTCGGTTCAGATTAAGTTGCGCGATATTAAAAGGGAAAGTGATAATCTGCGCCAGATGTTTCCCAGTTCATTGTTTGTGGGCGGTAAGCCTGAGTTGAAAGTGAAAATAGTTACATCAGAAAAGACCGACAGTGTATTTAACGCCGGTAAGGAAGATGATATAAAGGTATTTTGATGTTGCAGGTTTGGCTTGCTTTACTCATTCCTATTATTGCTGTATTTTATCTGTTGTTTTATCATCGGCAGAAGGTTCAGGTATGGGAAATTTTTGTTGTGATCCTGTTGCCTTTTTTGCTGACCATTTTTGTTAAGTGCGTAGCACAGGCAAGCTTAGATACTTCAAAGGAATATTGGAATGATTATGCAGTCCAAGCTAGGCACTTCGAGGATTGGGATGAGTATATTCATGCGACTTGCCCAATGACAACTTGCACCGGTAGCGGAGAAGATACGGTTTGTACCACATCGTATTATGATTGTTCCTATACATCATACCATCCGGCGTCTTGGGATGCGGTGTTGCATAGTGGTGATATTGTTGGCATAACATCTGAGCGCTTTGCCTACTTAACCGGATTTTGGAAAAATAAACAATTCAAAGATATGCAACGTGCTTATGAGAATAATGATGGGGATATGTTTTTCTCTGATTGGCCGGGATCTTTAGGTACGGTGGAACCTTTCGCATCAATGCATTTATACCGTAATAAGATCAAGAATACGGATAATGTGTTGAATTTTAAAAAGGTAGATCCGAAGAAAGAAAAGGTTTACGAATATCCACAAGTTCGTTCTTATGCTGTTGATTATATTTTGGGAGGGGGTACCCAAGAGGATCAGGACTATTTACGTAAATGGAATGCTTACTTAGGTGCGCGTAAGAAAGTTGTTATTATGGTTGCGTTGTTTAAAGGTAGGCCGATAGCAGACGCAGTGACGCAGGCGGCCTATTGGAAAGGCGGTAATAAGAATGAGTTTGTGGTCTGCCTTGGTTTGGATAAAGAAGATAAGATTAATTGGGCATATGTTATTTCTTGGACGCCTAAGACGGTTATGAAAGCTAAGGTAGAGCGCGAGATCGTGGAGATGGGTAAAGTGTCTTTGCACGATCTTATCGAATACGTGGCCAAAGTAATTGATGCAGAGCCGGGAGTGATTAGACGAGATTTTGAAGAATTTAATTATATAACCGTTCCGGTTCCTTTGTGGGGTATTATTTTGATCTGGTTGAGTTCTGTTGTGTCTACTTTCGGTTTGGCCTTTTGGGTTGTTACTAATGATTTTAGTTGTGATGAGGATATGAGTGATGATGTTGATTATGGGCATAAGCGTTTTTATACTAAAAAGAGAAAAAGGGGACGGTAGGTTGTTGTGGATGATATTACTAAAAAAGTAATTAGTGCTTTAGAAGGTGCCACAGGTGAGCATGTTAATGATATAAACATGCTGATAGAGGACTTAGGTGTGACACCGGCAGATGTTGATTATGTGATTGGGTGCATAGAGGGGGAGTTTGGTATAAGCGATATAATAAAACCTTCTGTGCTTAGTGTGGCTACTGTTAAAGAAGTAGCGGATATTATACGAATTGGATTGGGGGATAAATAAGTATGCAAGTAACGATAAATGAGATCTGTGTTTGTGCTGCGGTTAAATGTACAGATGGCACTATAATCCGGGGGCATAGACATAATGATTGTTTTGTTGCGATAAGGACACGTAATAAGGAAATTATGAGGGGGTCGGATGCTCAGGGGTTTATCACATCGACAGGGCGTTTTGTCGGTAGGGCGGAAGGGGCTAAGCTTATGAGTGATTCTGGGTTGAAGTCGGTTTGGAGTAGAGACGGAAGTTATGGTGCGGTTCTTTGTTCAGAAGATTTATATTGATTGTTGTGTAACTTCTGTGGTATATTATTTCGTATTGGGGCGAAGCTTGGGCAGCTTTTAGGTTGGTTTGTTAAGGAGGTGTGTTATGTTGTGTGGATTAATTCTTTCCGAAGGTTGGGCATATGGAATACAGTAAGTATCAAACCGCTATTTTTGATGGCATAGATAGTGCTACGCATAATATCTTTGTCGAGGCCGTGGCCGGATCTGGTAAGACGTTTAGTTTGGTTGAGGGTGTGAAACGCATTCGGGCCGGACGGGTATTGTTTCTGGCGTTTAATCGCCACATCAAGCAATCTCTTGAATCTAAACTTTTTAATGCAAATTATAAGGTATCGACTATTCACGGTATGGGTTTTGGTGCTTTGGCTGGGTATTGTCGGACGGTGGGCAAACAGATCAAAGTCGATGATGATAAGATTTATAATATTTATAAACAAATATCCACTGCAAATAATTCATTCGTCTTGCGTATAGCTCCTGGTGTTGTAATGAAGCTTGCGAATTTGGCAAAGCAAAACGGTATTGTTCCTGATGTGGTAGACAGTGTGTGGGGCATGCCTGATGATATTCAGTCGTGGGAACATCTTGTCGATGAGAGTGATGTATGTGATCGGGTAGATATGATTTCAAGTAAATTTAGCATTGATAGAAAAATTATTATTAAGGATTTGGTAGGGCAGGCTAAGGAGATTTTACGTAGAGATATCGCTGATTTAGATACGATAGATTATGGTGACATGCTGTATCTGCCCTTGGTCATGGGTCTTTCTTTTCCTAAATACGCATGGATATTTAATGACGAGGCACAAGATTACAGCCGTATTGATATGGAGATAATCGATCGTTGTCGGTCGTTAAATACAAAGATCGTGGCATGCGGAGATCCTCGTCAAGCATTGTACCAGTTTAGGGGTGCGCATGCGGATGCAGTAAATGTATTTTCAAAACGATTTGGTTGCGAGAATATGCGTTTACCTATTTGTTATCGATGCCCCACAGAAGTTGTTACTGTCGCTCAGCGCCATCATGACTTTATTGAACCGTGGGCGTCGGCTGTTAAAGGTGAGGTTGTGTTTAATGGTGGTGTGTTTGACGCAAAATCTATTGAGCCGGATAGTATGGTCATATGCAGGTATAACGCACCGTTGCTTGAGGTGGCATCTGAGCTTATTGCTATTAAAAAACCTTTTTCTTTTATTGGTAGGGATATTGTAGGCAGCATGCTTACGTTGATTGAGTATCTTAGTGAAGGTATCAATACTATGCCTTGTTCGGTATTTTCAGATCTATTGAAGGAATGGTTTGATAAGAAGATAGCTTTCCTTGCTAAGTATGAAAGACTTAGTGAGATGGCTACGGTGCAGGATAGGTATCGTTGTTTGCTCAGTATGATCACAATGATACATAAAGAGAATGGTCATACGATTAAGGATCTGTGTAGATTTATTGAGACTGTGTTTGGTAATGAAAATGGCAATGGTGTGCGGTTATCATCGGTGCATAGGGCAAAGGGTTTGGAATGCCCGGTTGTTTACTTTTTAGATTACGATAAGCAGGTAGAGGCTGCCGAGGAAGAAGGGATTGGTTCTACTTCGGAGAGTAATATTTTATATGTGGGTGTTACTCGTGCGCAATGTAAGTTGGTTATGTTGCAGACCTCACCGACGTTTAGGAAAACATATTACGAGGGAAATAAAATATGCGTAAAAAAGTAGATACAAAATTATTTTTAACAGACAGTCAGTATTT